ACCACAAGCATCGGCAAGGCAAGCCGTGTTCCGGCGTCGTACTTCATCAAGCGCGAGGATGGCTATCATGCACCGCTGTTAAGAGACCAGGGGAGCAATGGCGGACTACTGAGCGGGTCGACACTCAAGGGGAACTATATCCTCGTGGACTTCGAGAAAGAGAACGGCAGCACCGGTGAGGAGTTGCAGTATGTCGAGATCAAATATTCAGTTTCAAACTTAAACGCACGATAATGGATCCAATTACAATGGCGATGATGGGAGCAAAGATGGTCGGTGGCATCATCCAGACGGTCAAGGGCAACCAGATCCTGAAGAACACCAAGATGCCGGACTACATGATACCGACACAGCTCAACGAGAACCTTCAGCTTGCCAAGGACCTCAAGAACATGGGCGGCATGCCATCCGCCTCCATGAATGCTTCCACGCAGAGTTACTTCCGCAATGCCAATTTCGGCATGGGTCAGTTGCAGGGTCGCAGGGCGGCTGTTGCCGGTGTGGCAAGTATCCTGCAAAGGCTCAATGACGCCTCCACCAATCTCGCAATGCAGGACGCCAACATGGCGATGGGCAACAGAAGGGCCGGCATATCGATGCAGTCGCAGGCCAATAACGCAATGGCGCAGCAGCAGCTCGCCAAGCAGCAGTGGGAGAAGTTCAATCCCTACCTGCGTAAGATGTCAGAAGGCCAGGCGCTTGTGGGTGCGGGCATGCAGAACATGTTCGGTGCAGTAACGGGTGCAGCACAGGCGAACATGTACGAAAACATGTATGGGGATTCCAGCGCACCGGGCAATCAATCATTCAGAAGCATTTTACGGCAAAACAACAGAGCCGTAAAAGGACTATAAACGATCTCAAAATCATGGCAAATCCATCAACAACGGGTATTGGTCAGGGCGCAGCGCAGATATTCGACACAAGGGATGTGCTAAACACATTCGCGCGGGTATCGATGTACAAGCAGCAGCAAAGGCAGTTGGAGGAACAGGCGCTTGCCAAGATGATGACGCAGTTCGATCCCAAGAAATTACGGGCGGCAGATCAGTCAGAGTTTCTTGAAAAGTACAACAGGCTGCAAAACCTTTACGTACAGAACAGAGGGTTGTATCGCCAGCCGTTGAAGTTTCCACAAGCATACCGCGAGGCGCAGCAATTACAGAACGAGTTGATGACGATGACGGCTGAAAGCAAGAGTACTGAGACTTTCCTTTCTGATTTCAGCAAGGAGGCGATGCGAGATCGAAACAAGTTCAGTCCTGAGTCTATTTCCGCAGTACAGCAATGGACAAGTATGCCTACATCCCAAATAAAAAAGAACCTGGAGGAAATGGGGAAAGGGAACAGGCTGCCGACATTCGCCGATCTTGAATTCACGCCAAAGCCGCTTGATGATGAAAAAATGAAAAAACTTGTGACCGCTGCGGCCATGAGTCAAAATGCCATTTCAAAGAAGCCGGAATATCTGTATCCATCAAAGGATAACAATATACCTCGGTTCGAGAAGCGTGAGATATACACGGAAAAGATTGATCCGAACGCAATGCCAGGTATTGCGCAGACGCTGATTGCTGCCAATCCCGATCTAAATCAGCACTATGATTATATGAACCGCCATATGACTCAGGATCAGCGTATGAGTCTTCAAAAACTAATGGACGAAAATTTCAATGGCGTTAAAATTGATCTCAACACACCCTCAGGAATAGCAACGGCTGACCTTTTGAGCAGATATCATATTCTAAATACTAAGATAGAAGACAAGCCGGATACGGATGCAATAAAACGCCATGAAGACGCAATGAAGCGTGAAGGATGGAAAAGACAAGAAATAAGGGATGCCAAAAAAAGCGCAGCTGCTGACCGAAGGGCGATGATGTCGGTAGGCTCTCCGGCACAGGACATGAACTACACACACGCCCAGCAATTTGTCGGGGTGGCAGCAAAACCAGGCATGTCTAAAACCACTTTCCAGGCATTCGAGCCGTTCCGAAAAATTCCCGGATATGACAGGACGCTGATCCATGACCCAAGCATAGTAAAGGATTATGCCACATTCCGAAATGGCGTCATGCTTGCCACTCAGGCAAACGCAAAGGCTGGTCAAACAAATGTTGACGGAAGCGCATTCAACATAAACGAGGAGGACATCAAATCGGCATGGAATACGAAGACGCCTATCTATACCGTATCAATCAAGTACACTCCGCAGGCCTCCTCAGAAAATCCTAATCCTAAATCTCAAACATCCCTGTACAACATCTTGCCAACAAAATCCGGAACACCTGAGGCGGTTGCAACCATGTGGAGTTTTTACGGCGTTGGCAGCAAGGAGACGGGTGCAGGAATAGGCAACCCAATCTACACGCAGGTAATCAACAAAAAGAAGTACAGCCAGCCATCCGGTAAAGTGGCTGTCGAAAATACCAGCAATGCTGAAATGACCGACTACGAAGCAATGAGTTCCAAAAAGAAAAATTAATCCAATGGATGAAGAACAACTGAAGTATCTGTTCGACAAATACGGAACAAAGGGCGGATTCCCAAGTTTTGATGCTTTCAAGTCCTTGATGTCGGATGGAGAAAGTCGAAAGGTGTTCTTTGATCGTAGAAATGCCGAGATGAAGTTCCCGGACTTTAACGAATTCGAGAGGATTCTTGGAGTTCGGCAGCAACAACAAGTAGCTGCCGGAAATTTGCCGGCGTCTACTCCAACAGATCCGACTATCCAGGTAGCAAACCAAGCAATGCCTGGCATGCAGCAAATACCGGGACAAGAACTTTTAAAACTCACAAAGGACTATGTCAAGTCCCTTGATCAGAGCGGGCAGCCTGGCAGCCAGTCTATACCAAGCCAAATGGGTGCGAACAGCAGTGCGCCTGGTTTTATCCCTTCATTGCCATCTGCGCCCGTAGTGTCCAATCAGAAGACATCATATGATTATAGCAATGAATTGAATTCTCTTGGATACAAACCCGAGAAGATTGCAGCACTCCTTGGCGACTTGCCGGACAATACGCCAGACTACACTGTAAACGAACTCCTGTCGCTTACCGATCCCATTGATATAAAACGCAAAAAGGCGGCAACCATATGGCAGGCCAATGTCAATGACTATATCGAGCGGATCGAGGATCCGGTCAAGAAGCAACAGGCTTCCGAACTATTTGCAACAGCGTTGCAAAAATATGAGAACGCACCTTCTTATGAAGATGCCATTAATGGCATAAGGGCATATGCGCTTCCGCTCATAAATTCATACGAGGGTAGTGCAGACATCTCCGAGATGCGCAACGCATTGCGTATTGATGCTGAGTACGGCATTGCAAAGTCCATGCTCAAAGATCCCAAGTCATTCACCAAGTACCAGGGCATAGGACTCAATCCCTTGCAGGGCCTTGCACTTGATGTCACCCTTCTGTTCGACCCAAAGGGGGAGGAGATAAAAAGGCAGATAACCGACAAGTACACGGATCCGGATGCCATCGCCATGCAGCAGGTAAAACTTGCACAACTTGAAAACGAGGGTCTCAGGATACTCGGCAATGAGGTTGGCCGCATGCTTGGCAAACTATCAAAGGGAGTTATCCAGTCCAATGATTTCTACGAGCAGAACAAAGGCAGGATTGATGCCCTTGTTACTACCATCAAGTCGGACGATAGCGTACCGGAGCAGATTAAGGCTTCCGCTGAAGCGTACAAAAAAGAGTATGACGCCATCGTGTCCGGGACAAGCGACGGGGCGTTCACGAGTCCTTATGATTTTGCGGTACTCAAAGAAAAGATAGACAACAAGACCATCTCCGGGGCAGAAGTAAAAGACTACAATAAAAGGGTTATTCAGATAAAGGAGCTGAACAGCAAGTATGCTGACATATTTGGGCAGTTCAATAGTGTCATCGACCAAAGAAACGAGGCCGTCAGGGAATACGGCAGCCTGGTTGACAAGCTGGACAAGATGTCAGAGGGTAGTGAAGACTACAAGCAGCTTCAGTCGTGGATGAACTACATCAATGACCAAAGGAATACGCTCATAGACAGGTATCCGGCCTATGGCTCCGACTATGTGCATCAACTTATTCAAGAGCAAACCGGCGCATATACCGGAACGATGGACAGGGCGTACATGACCTTTGTCGACAATGCGGGCGTAGAGGCAACGCAGCTCGTCAAGAAGGTTGTCAATAATTTCATGGGGATCTGGATGGGCGACAAGTATGTGCGCGAGGTCGAGATGTCGGATGCCCGAAAAAGAATGGTGGACGACCTGACTTTCAACTATCAGACCGGAAGTCAGATGATGTTTGATGAGCGGACTATGGTCCCGGTCATGGAAAAAAAATACCAGCAGCGCATTGATGAAGTAAAGGCCAGGGGGTACTCAAAGAGAGAGGAGCAAGCGGCACTCTACCCAATCATTGATGAGGCGGTAAGGAACGGGGGCGTTCAGTACGTCTATAATCCGAACAAGGGTAAATATAACTTCACAGCGGCCTCGATTGGAAATGCCGTAGCAACCGTGGTGCCGCAATTCCTCGGCCAAATGGCACAGACGGCCTACCTCGGCGGCTTTGGGAATATAGGCAAGGTGCGCAGGATGGCCACACTGGGCGCATCCGTATTTGCCAATACATTCCCAAGGGCCTATGACAATGCCGTACAGATGGGCATCAGCCATCCGGGTCAGTATGCAACGGCACAGTCATTGGTTGAGGTGGCCTCTGAAAGTATGTTCGACAACATCAAGATGATCAAAAGCGTAGTGCCTCAGATCAGGCAGATGTTCTCCGGATTGTCCAATGGGGAATGGAAGATGATTGTTAGCGGAGTGGCAAAAAAGAATTTCAGTGGCGAGGCTGCCAAGGTGTTGATGGATTACGGCAAGGAGTCGGTGATTGAAGAAGGTGCGGCGAATATAATGGGCAACGTCTCCGACAAGTATGTATTCAACATCGACAAGAAATGGAATGAGGGACTGAAGCAGACCCTTTCCACCAGTGTTGTAGGAATGCTTCCGCTTGCAGCGATCGGCATACCGCTTCGCATGCGCAGTGCCAATATCGTCAACAAGATGAATATCTATGAGGCTGCCGCGCGTTCCGAGCAAGTCATCTCGGATATAAACAGCCAGGTGTCGGAGGGCAGGATGAGTTTCGATGAGGCACAAAAGCACATCAAGGCCATCAAGCTCATGAGCGATGTCATCCATACCATGCCGACCACCAATGCCATTGGTAAACCATTGACCGACGGCCAGAAGGCCAAATACGCATGGAACGAGTATGTCATCCGGCTCGCGAAGATAGATGAGAGCAATGCCCCTACCACCGTCGTAAGGGAGATAGCAGACAGGGTCAATGAGGCCGACAAGGAGAATGCCGACATCCTAAATGACGATGACATCAAGACATTCACCGAACTGTCCTTGCAGGGCGAGAACCCGGTAGCCGCTCAGAGCCAGCCTGTCATTGAATTCCTGCACAAAACCATTGTGGATAATGTTGCAGATCTTGACATCAACGATGAGGATGCCGGATTGATTGCAGACATGGTCAAGCGTGGGGAGTCGATGATGGACATCGTTGACGAGGCCAAGTACCTCTACCAGGAGGATCCGCAAAGGGCCTACAAGATACTTGGGCCGCGCATCTATGATGCCATCAGACTCAATATGGTTGAGTCTATCCGGGGCAAAAAGGATGCCGTGGCGCAACCTGGTCAAGAGGACAAGGGGCAGGGTGCAGCAGGGACATTTGTACAGATGCCGGCAAGTGAAGATGAAATACCGGGCCTGGTCGTCACCGTAAAAAGACCGAAGCCGTCCGCGCCTGTTGAAACGCAGAAACCTTTTGTCTCATTACCGCAGGAAAATACTCAGGAGCTTACAACAAAAGGCAATATTGCAATCATCCCCCCAACACAAAACGATGGCAAAGGGCAAGAAGAAGGGCGGCAAGAAAATGTGCTGACCCAAGACAATCAAGCATCCAATCAGCAGGGGCAGGGTTCTAAACCTGCTCCTGCAATCAGTGTCCAGATGCCGGGCATGACACCCGAAACCAATGTCGTGACCATTGCAGGACGTCAGGAACCCGCGACTGGTGCGCAGCCTGCTGCCACCGCGCCCTCTCAGCAGGAGGCCGGGCAGGTTAAGGAGGATGCGGCAAGGTTAGGAAAGGCGGACTTTGTCAATAAATTCAACAACGATCTATCCATATACCCCAAGCTGTCAACCGACGAGGGGCGTGACAAGAAGCTCACGGCGATGATGAACAGGCTGATAGCAGCCAAGAATGAGGGCCTGCTGTCATTCGATGAGTTCAATAGCCTGTATGACCGGATCCTGGAGAAGCGTGTCGCCCTATCCGCAAAGAACCCCAAGTTCAAGGCAGAGACCAACAAGGCCATGAAAGAGGCGGAGAAAATGGCACAAATGGATAGCGAATCACCCGTAACTTCACCCAAACCAAAAATAGTTAGTGATGCAGCAGAAAACGACAAGCTCACAGAAAAACTCACAGAAGAAGATAACACTGAGCAAGAACCAAGTGTCGCGGCTGTTGAAGGCAAAGCAGAAAGCGATAGCAAAGCTGAACTCAATGCAGCAGTCCGACAAGCAGACGAACTGATCAATGCCGCCACGGATGTGCAGGTTGTTCCGTTGAGCAGCCTACACACCGATGAGAAGCGGTTTCAGAATAGAACAAAACTTGTACAGGAAACCCTGAACAATATTATAAACAAGTGGAATGATGCGACCCAGGATCCAATCCATGTTTGGCGCGATCCAAAGGACGGCAAATTGTATGTTCTTAGCGGGCATCACAGGTATTACGGCGCCAAGGGGGCAAACAGGAAAACGGTAAAAATCATTGATAGAACCAATGACTTTACCGAAGAGCAAGCCATTGAATTCGCAAAAGATGAGGCAAACTCTAATCGCAATATGGACACTTTGCTCGATAAGGCAAAGCGTTTAAGAGAGTTGATAAAAGGCCGTGCTACCAAGGAAAAAATCAATGACTACCTAAGTACCGAAGGCAAGAATAAAACCTTCATTCAGAATCTTGCGTCCCTAAACCCTGCAGGAAAGACGATAGGCAACCTTTTAAAGTTTGAAGATGCTCCTGACCGGCAAACACAAAAAGAAAATGAGCAACGAGCTGATTGGATAGGTGAGGCGCGTCGAACAATTAACGGTTTGACAGATACGCATGAAGACGAATTGTTTAATTTCCTGTATGACAAAAATGCGTCAAAGCGTATCACGACAAAGAATGATTTTCTACAAAAGGTAAGGTCGGTAGTCAATCCAATGCTGCCGGACCAGCCACTTAATATCGCCAGGTTCAAGTTCAAGACACAGGGCGAGGCGGCATATGACGAGGAGGTTGCCAACAAGAAAGCCGAGATACTTGATCGACAGGATCAGATCAATGCGCTCAATGACAGGTTCAACAATCCGCAGAACCCCAACTACATCTCCACCGAGAGCAGAGACTACGAAAGCGCAAGGCGCATAGCGGATGAAAAGATAGCCAAACTGGATGCCGAGCGCAAGGCGCTGCAAAAGCAGCTGGAGGACATTTACCGCAATAAAGGAAAGTTCACCGGAGCGCCCACCACTGGATCCTTGTTCGACGTCTTTGAGCCTACGCCAACCTATTCGGAGAGTGCGCAAAAACTTGCTGACGGATTTAGGTCACTGAAGTCGGGTGGAGATAAGCTGCTTGGTGGCCTTGGCATCTTTGTTGGCATCTGGGATGGCATGATGGAAACCATCGCCACACTCATCGAGGCCGGTGGATCACTGGCTGACGCCATTACAGCCGGCGTGGAATACGCACGTGCCAACATGCAGGGGGAGAAATACACCGACAAGGAGATCGAAGCATCACTTCGCCAGGTACTCATCGATAACGGTATCATGGCCGCCCCGACAAGGCGCAGGCAGATGGCCGACAACATCAAGGCGGCAAACAATGACTTCAAGGGAGAAGGCGGCAAGCGGTCATTCACGCCGGGTGAGCGGATGTCATTCCGGGAAATGTTCAGCAAGATCAATTTTGCGCAGAGGAAAACCGCCGGCATCATCGAGGATATATTGCAGGAAGCAAAGAAGTATTTCCGAGAGAACGGGATTGACCTCACCAAAGGCAGAGTGGCAAAACTCATCAATCAATTATCACATTTAGCAACAATGCCGAATGTGGATGCGTGGGTGGCTGATGCGCTTGACATTGCCGAAGCAATAGACAACATTATCATTGAGCAGAAAAATGCGAATGACATCAAGGCGTATAACGAAACGCTCAAGAAGTTTCAAAAGTTCAGGCGCAAGTCAAAGACACTGAACGCATCGTATCAGGCGTTGCTCGCCACTATTGATCTGCTGTCTCCAACGAAAATTATTCGTGCCGGGATGACCAACCAGGCAAACCCTGGATTCCCGAATATCGATACCGTTAGGAATATCCGCGATATGCTTGAATTGGTTATGCAGGAGTACGGAACCAAGCAGGGCGTAAGGAAAATGGATCAGGTATTGATGGAGAACCTTGCCAAATTTATTGGTGACATAAAGGCTGAGATTGCAAGAGACGAGTCCGAGCGTGACATGGCAAAGTACCAGGCGAGCGTAAGTGCCGGATCATTCACGGGGACATACGATGAATGGGTAGAGTATCAGCAGGATCTCAGGGACGCAAAGGAACTCAATGCCAAGCAGGCAAAGAGCGCCAAGAACGATGTTCCGCTTGACAAATTAAAGGCGCTCATAGATATACAGCGCGAACGCCTTATAGACTATCTGAAGGATCTCGATGCTATGTATGCCGGAGACCCCGGTAATCCGGACTACAAGAACAAGCGGAACATTGCAAGGACACTGCTGACGCTCGACACTTCAATAATGAAGGCCGAGGACATCAACGACCTAAACATCCTGCTGAACAATATCGTACTTGACGGAAACATCATGGGTGCGGGCAGGTTCATCGCGTATCATACCGCACTGAACAAGAGGCTGTCACTTAAAAACAATCCGATACGCATTCGCTATGCGAAATACAAGAAGGCGAAGACCATTGGAGCATTGTTTGCCGGTCTTACTTATAGCGAGAATGATGCTGCAAAATTCAGGGAAAAGATATGGCTTGATTTCCAGCAAAAAGTAAACAAGGTTCAGCGCATATTCCATGACAAGAACGGGGTGCAGGAGCAGGTACAAAAAATCATAGCAAAGTTCAGGGATCCTCAGATGTCCAATATCCGTGTAGGCGTATTTCAATTCCTCAACCAGTCAACAGAATCGCCCGAATCAAAACCGGGAGCCGGAGATGCCATCAGTGCCGAGACGGATTTCAGAAGCAGGCTCAACAACATGGTGCAGGGTGCAGTACAAAGGCTGTTCAAGGAGGGAAAAGACAACGAGAGCGCAGGCAAGAGGTCACACTACATGATGGACGAAGCATTGCGTACGCTTGAGGCATTGCAGTCTATGGGCCTTGTCTCTCAATGGAAGATAGATAACACCGCCGGAAAGCAAGTGCTGCTTGACCAGCTCAATCGAGGCGTGATCAGCAGGGAGCAGTACAATGAACGTCTTGCCAACCTCAAACTATACATTGAGGATGTCCAGTTTACTGACAAGGTCGTAAATATGACCGATGCTTCTCAGATGCTTGATGACCTAAAGAGGCAACTTGTGCAAACCGAACTTGAATTGTACAATTACATTGCCGACAAGTTCAGCAATCCGGAACATCTTGCACAGATGCGCCATGTATCGGAAAGCCTGTATGGTATTCCATTCGATGGACGCAAGAACTATGCCCCTCAGATACCGATATCATTCAAGAGCAGCAACCTGACCGGTGCTGCACAAATCGAGGAGATTGGTAACGGAAATTTTGGTGGCGGTGGCGGAAGGCACAAGGTAAGCTCAAGGCCATCGGATCGTTTTCAGATGCGCACCAGGCTGGCGGATCCGAACAACTTCTATTATTCAATGGATGCCACCAACAACTTCATGTCGGCGTACTTCGAGTCCAACATGGCAGTGGAGGCGGGCATGACATTGAAGACACTATCATACCTCATAAATTCAAACGAGTTCCGGGATTTCATCAACGGCGTGTACAATGAATCCATATATGGTTTTGAGGACAGGTTCGAGGTGATCAAGAACAAGTCACGCGGTGAGGCATCTCAGTACGATCAGGTACTGTCAAGGCTTGCCGATGTCATAAGGGATCGTGTACAGGCGCCCTATCTGTACAAGGACTTCAGGGGTTTTGGTATCAGGCTACTGCAATGGGGCATGTCCGGCATGACAAAGACGATACTGAACAACACCACGCAAATCGTTAAGCAAATCGTGCCGAACCTTGGGGCGGGCATGCTTGTATCCGGTCCGAAGTCCACGGCGGCGGCGATTCGTGTGTTCACCGAAGCCATGTTCGACAGGGCAAAGCATGACGCACTGATGGAGTTCATGAACAACTTTGAGGCGGACTTCCGCTCGACAATGGGTGAGGAGTATCTGGACAAGATGAACAAGATGTTCAGCGAATACGAGAAGTCCTATGAGTTCCTGCTGAAGGCGTCGGAGATAAAGGATAAGTACACGCCTGCAAGGATTGGTGAATGGGCGATGAAGAAGTCTGACCGGGCAGCCTATATGATCAACGCACTGACGGCCTACATCGACTACGAGGTAAACCAGGGGAACCTCAAGACGCCTGGAGACTTTGATATCACAAAGGTTGGAGCCGCTGACAGGCTATCTGTTGCCCATGCGCTCAACATTACCGAGATGCTGAATAACTCATCTGTTGCAGCTGAACGCGCACCATACACCAGGGTGCAGCAGATAGATGCCGATATAAATGACCAAATATTCAAAAACCTTATGTTCCTAAAGGGTTTCTCCCTGAACGCCGCCATGCAGTTCCAAAACAACTGGAGCATATTCATAACAAAGGAAGGGAAAATCAGCAACGATGAGCGCATGGATGCTGCTAAAAAGGCAATGTCATACTTCACACAGATCCTCATATTTAACGCATCAAAGGTGGCGCTTGGATATTATCTGATGGATCCCGTGGGCAGAATGCTTACGGAACTCATTTTTGGCATAGCGCCCCAAGAGGATAGCGATGAGGAAAAAAAGAAGAAAGCTCAGAAGGTGCGCACAAAATTCATAATGAACGCCATTGCGGACGCATTTGTAGGATGGATGCCAACGCCCATAGAAGGTCTGGCTAAAGTGGCAGGTAATGAAGCATACAACGTATATGCGAACATTGCTGCCGGCGGTGAGGAGCAGCGAAAGAAAGACAGCAAGACAACGCTAAAGGGTACTGCCTTGGAGACAAGGTACAAGCCATATTACATCGGATCATCCGCCAACCTGGGTGCCGCCGATCTGTACTTCGGATTGTTTGACACCTTTGTTGAAGCCTTCAAGGAGCGCAGCAACAAGGAGATGACACCGGAAGCCAACGCCGCACTTGACCAGATGGACAAGGTAAAGCTGGCCACCTGGATGCTTGGACAAGGCGACTTGCTGAACATGGAATACGCAATGGAGAGGGCCATCAGGGATGCCGGCACCAAGTCCAATAACAAGCCGGAGATCCGCAGGGCGAGTCCAAGAATGCGGCGTGCTGTAAATGCACTCAGCGGAAGAGCAAGAGGGCTGTGATATGTTGCCTTTTTTTTAATGCGTATCTACGTAAAAAATGAGTAAATTCGCACCATGAGCGTAAAGTTCGGAACGGACCAGATCAATTCCCCGGCACCTAAATGGTGGAGGAATTTCGAGCGGGCGTACATCATAGTACTTGCGCCAGCCACAACCGGATTTCTTGTGCTTATCGGCTCCAATCTCAACTGGCCGGACAGCGTGGCCAATATAGCCGGCGGTACGGTCATGTTTACCATGTCGGTCGTCAAGGCAATTGGTATGTTCCTTGGAACGGGAGAGGAGTACCCTGACGAAAAACAGATAAATCAATAGCAATGGATACAAGTACCAAACCTTGGTGGCAGAGTAAAACCATTTGGGGCATCCTCATCGCACTCGCAGGATTCGCCCTGCAAAAGTTCGGGGTCAGCCAACCCGTGCTGCCGGACAATCCGGACTTTGACCAGATCAAAGACCATGTCGACGCCATCAATGCAGCAAAGGGGTCATGGGATGCCGTAGTAGGCTTAGTCCTGCAGGCGCTTGGTTCCCTGTATGCCATCTGGGGTCGGGTAAAGGCAGAAAACAAGATAGGATAACAACTGCTGAAACCACGGGGAGATGACTAACGACATGATCCTGACCATCGGAATCCAATCCGTAACCTTCGGGGTGGGTCTGTTCAAGCTATGGAGCGACATACAGATCAAGCTCCGGGAGATCGATGTGAGACTAAGGGCGGTAGAAAAGCAGGACGACGAGATATACTCAAAGTTCGACAAGGTCATGGACAAGCTCAACGCCATCGAGATCAAACTTGAAAACAAAGCAAACAGGGATAGTCTATGAAAAAGAGTACAGCCGTAGTGGGCGCACTCATATCGCTAATTGTTGTTGCGGGACTGGTCTATGGCCTTGTAAGTCCCGACTCTGAGTTCCATCAGAATATGGTGCTGACGCCTGTGTGGATGGTGGTACTGAGTATGTTTTGCTTCGGAGGATCCCTGGCAGTATTTGTCGCCCTTGTCCGTGGCAGAGTGGAAGGCATCGGATATGTCGTCCTTATGGGGGCATTGGTCGCACTTGGACTTGCGATGCTGATAAATTTCGGAAACAACACCTACTGATGGTTTACAGGGTCAAAAAGGGCAATCATTGGTTCTTCCCGATTTTCCCTATGCTGACACTGCGCAGGGTATTCAGAAAGACCGTGTATTTCCATGCCTCGGCAAAGTACATACTTGGCGATGGCGACCAGGGTGACATCAACAAGCTCTTTGGTGTCGGCTATTTGCCACATCTGCACCGGTACTCGGCGAGGTTCGGATGGGTCTATAACCCGGAAACCGAGAAGATAGAACTGCATGCGTACTGTTATGATCGTGGCGAAAGGCTTACGCAGCTTGTGGCCAGCGTCGGCATCGGAGAGTACGTCAAGTGCGAAATCAAGGTAGGATTCAAGAACTACATCTTCACTGTAAGGCAGCAGAACAAATCAACCTACAAGATCATCCGGGTATCGGACTTCAACAAATTGATAGGCTACACCCTGCACACCTACTTCGGCGGTAACAAGGCTGCTCCGCATGAGATTAAAATCGAAATGAAATGACCCTCCAGGATAAGATCATATCGGTCGCCGAAGGATACCTGGGTCAGCAGGAGATACCGGGTAATGCAGGTTTCGTTGATTCAAAATTCGAGGCACAGATGCGCATGGTGGGTTGGGACAAGGGGCAGTCCTGGTGCGCATACTTCACTGAGCTGGTATGGAAGAGGGCGTTTGGGAAGCCAAGCACCTTTGCGCCGGCTCTTGATAAACTATTCAGTCCATCCGCCACGGCGACATGGGCGAATTTCAAGGGTTCCAACATCTTCAAGACCGGTGCAGTCCCCAGGCCCGGTGCGCTTGTGGTATGGCGCTATGGAACAGGGTGGCAGGGGCATATCGGAATTGTCACCGGCGGCATGAATGCGGCCACGGGTAAGTTCCCGACAATAGAGGGCAACACAAACGCATCGGGGGCAAGGGAAGGGTTATACGTAATGCGAAAAAGCAGACCGCTACTCTTTAACCAGACCGGATCCGGACTCAACCTGATCGGTTTCATATATGCGCCATGAAGAACCTTGGTCAATACCTAAAGTACACTTTAATCTGCGTAGGCATCCTTTTCACATCGCTGTTCGTCTGGAAGTCCTGTCACCCTGACAAGGACAACGGGCCTGTCATCACCCAGCAGCAATATGACATGCTCAAGAAGGCGTATGAGCAGAGTTTAGAGGACTACAATATCCGCATTGGGGAATTTATGGACTCGCTCAAGCTCAACGACAGCACCATTGGTCTGCTGGAGATGCAGCGCGACTCGCTGCGCAGGGAAACCATAGCGAATAAAAACAAGGCCGACAAGTTTGCGATACTATACCGCGATGCCAAGAAGGCGCTTGACACCCTCAGGATGTTGCAGTCCTGCGACTCGCTCTCCGAGCAGTACGGGATATTGTCCCAGGCGATTGTGGACCTGGACTCCCAGTACACCAGGTTCATCACGGCGAAGAATGAAACCATAGAAATCAAGGACAGCATCATTGCCATCAAGGACGTGATTATCGATTCGCAAACCGTGAAATACAAATCCGCCGACAGCACGATAAAACAAATATCGACGCAATATACCGAGGAGAAAAGTCGCCACAAGAAAAGCAAAGAGACTGGCTGGTTCGGAATACTTGTGGCCTTTATCCTTGGTTTGCTGATCGGCAACTGAAAACAATCCAATGTCTGAGAAATTCACCATTACCAATCTTGCCAGGGAGTATCGTGAAAAATACGGCAATAAGATGCCGACACTCAAGCTCGCAAGGATCATGGCAAAGGAGAACCCTCTTTTGTTTTCCGGTGTTGAGGCGGCAAGAAGCGCACTAAGGTATATCGAATTCAAAATTGGGAAGCCTACCCCCAAAAAGTTAGCACTCATGGGGCCAGAAAGACCCAGGGCGCCGTACAACATCCCGGAGTCAAGCCGGGCGGACCGAAAGCCGTTCCTACTTCCCGAGTCCTGCAACAACATACTGCTCATAAGCGACCTGCACATCCCGTACCACGACGTCAAGGCCATTGAGATTGCACTTGACTACGGCCTTGACAATGACATCAACTGCATCTTCATCAACGGCGACCTCATAGACTTCCACATGCTGAGTAAGTTCGACAAGGATCCCCGCAAGCGCAGTGTGAAATACGAACTCGATACCGCCAAGGAGGTCCTTCGCATATTCAGAAGGACATTCCCGGAGGCTGCCATCTATTGGCTAAAGGGCAACCATTGCGTCAGGTACGAGAAGTGGCTGATGACAAAAGTCTATGAAATATTCGATGACGAATACTACCACCTGGAGCAGCGCCTCAGGCTAAACGAGGAAGGCGTAGTGATCATCGACGACAAGATCCATGTCAAGGCCGGGAACCTGTCCATCACGCACGGCCATCACCTCATGCGCGGATTCTTCAGTCCCGTGAATAGTTCAAGAGGCGCCTGGATGAAGGCCAAGCAGAGCGTGATCATAGGACACGTCCACAGGCACAGCAGCCATACCGAGGTCAACATGGATGGCGATGTAACCGGCACATGGTCGACCGGATGCCTGTGTGAACTCAAGCCGGACTACAATCCGCTGGTCTCAAATTATCAGCACGGCTTTGCGCATATCAAGGTGTTCCAGAACAAGAAGGTGCAGGTGCGCAACTTTCAGATCCAGGACTACAAAATATATTAGCGATGCTGCAAAACTACAAGTACGGATGGCTGCCGGACATACCGGACATCAGGGATCTGAAATTCAGCGGCATGGTCAAGGGTGCGCTCCCAAAGAAAGTCGATCTCCGCTCCCTTCATTCACTGGTTTACGACCAGGGCGCACTGGGATCATGCACTGCCAATGCCCTCGGCTCCGCATACGACTTCGGCAGGGTACGTCAAAAACTCAAGGCGACAAAGCCATCCCGGCTATTTATATATTATAATGAGCGGGCCATCATCGGCACGATCAATTCGGATTCCGGGGCCTATATCCGGGATGGCATCAAGACGATGGCCAAGCAGGGTGTCTGCGAGGAGACCCTATGGCCCTATGACATCACAAAGTTCAAGAAGAAGCCTGCCGTTGCCGCCTATAAGGATGCCAAAAAAAGTACGGTCAGGGAATACCTGAGACTCGACAACCGGGTTCTGCGTGACCTGAAGCAGTGCCTTGCCGATGGCTACGGATTTGTCTTTGGGTTCTCCGTGTATGAGACGATAGAGTCTGAGGAGGTCGCAAGGACCGGGGTCGTGCCAATGCCGAAGCCGGGAGAACAAATGCTGGGCGGACACGCCGTCTTTTGTGTGGGGTATGATGACGATAGGAGGGAGTTCATCATCCGCAATTCATGGGGTAGCGGATGGGGCGACAGGGGCCATTGCTACCTTCCATATGATTATGTGACAGACCCGAACCTTGCTGATGATTTCTGGACGATAAGGTTGGTATAAGGCTGATGTGTTGGAAGGGTGACATTCACCTTAACATTAAAGCATTTCGTATGCCAATAAAATTCAAATTCGACCTGGAATGGTATCAGCCGCTTTACCTTAAAACAGACCCCGAACAGTCACCTTTTTTGCTGATAGGAATTGCTATATCTCCAAATGGCCCTATCTTTACATTGGTAAATCAAGGCGAGGAAATCTCCTGTTATGAGGGTGAATTCACCACTGAAATAGATGATTCTCTGAAGCTTGGAATACAAAGTTGATTTTTGGTCACACTGCGGTCACAGATGCGTATAAGTTATTGACAATCATATATTTATTAATTAGCGACTCGACTTGTAATTATACGCAAATACAACATATACTGGTTATTTAGCCTGAAAATCGGATAACTAATTTACTTATTTCTTTTTTAGAATTGAATTTACGTAGTATATTTGGTCACACTACGGTCACATAAATCAACCTGGTCACATTGTGTGACTAAAAATCGTGACCAAAGTCCAAAAAAAACCAAAAAAGCAGCAATGAAAATCACTTTCTATCTCCGTGATACATCGGACAAAGAATCAGCAATTTGGATACAAGGCTACTGCTCCGATGGCCGCATCAGAAAATCAATAGGGAAGATCATACCGACATCCGCATGGAAGGATGGCTGGGTATCATACAAGGGGGTCCACCCAAAGGATAGGGCGTCAGTGGAAACCGCGGAGGCATACATGCGATACATCCGCTCGACCATAGACAACCTTCTGCTCAATACACGCATGAAGGATGGCCTCATAATGAAGTCGGATATATTGGCAATCATCTCCGGCGAGGAAAGTGTGAAAGCAGAGAAAAGGGATCTGTCTAAATCCTTGTTTACAATCATCCAAAAGATGGGACGAGGAGAGATACTGACGCCGGCCGGCAACAGATACACCGACAATACAATCAAGACATTCATGATTGCCTACAAAAAGATCATCAAATATTTTGAAGGAAGATCGCTTGATGAAATAACTGAAAATGACATTACAAATTTTAAGAACTATTGTTTCTCCAGAAAACTGTCGTTCAATAGCACGACATTGGTCATGAATAAATTCAAGGTGTTGATCAATGAGTTGACAAAACTTGGAGAGTACAGCGGTCCGCTCAGTGATGTTAAGATGAGCCAAAGGAACAGAAAGGTGCAGAAGATATTCCTAACCGAGGAGGAAATTGAACGCATACACAATGTCGATCTCTCGCATGACGAAAGACTTGTGAAATACCGGAACTTATGGTTGACGATGTATTATACCGGACTTAGATTCAGTGATGCCGAGAAACTGAAGCCAGATAACATTGTCGGAGATACCATCCAGCTGATGAACAAAAAGACCAAAAAGATAGTCGTGATTCCTATCATGCCTAAACTAAAGGAACTGCTTGAAAAAAACAAAGGCATGTTTGTTTCTGCCATCGCCATATCAAATATGAACATTACCATCCGGGAAATATGCCGACTGGCAGGCATCAACGAGAAGGTGACAATTAAGAAAGACCGGGCCGGTGTCATACATGAGATCACCACTGAGAAATGGAGGCTTGTAACATCGCATACGGCAAGAAGAAGCATCACAACGAATATGCAGAGAAACCATATCCCTTATGAGATTGCAGGGGATATGTTAGGCATGAGCCGGAATACCTGGGATCATTACAACAAGATGACACCACAGGAAAAAGCATCGGAACTAAAGAAACTGGACTTCTTCAAATAAGCAAAAGACCCATATCAATTATGGGTCTTCTTGTATTGCCTCGTTTGGGTGTCGAACAGATACTCGATCCTTCCGAGCTGCCCAAGCCATGACCGCTTAATCTTTTGGATGTGGATCTCCACCACTCCGGTCTCAAAATCCCTCCATACGGCGAACCCGTTATCGGCATGATTGAAAAAGTGTGCGCTGCCGCTGATTTGGTACATGGTCGGAACCTCGTACTTCCCGTTCTCTTTCTTCAGTTTGGTAGGGTGGGCGATGAGGAAGATATGCACGCCGTACTTGCGGGTGAAGACCTTTATCTTCTTGAGGCATTGGTTTATGTACTGCGTCTCGCTCTGCCCGGGTTCCAGGGCGGCCTCAATATAGTTCCAGGGGTCGATGACCACACCATTGATGCCGCGCTGAACCACAAGCATCCTGCACTTCTCCAGTATGGCGTCAATGGTGAACTCGGTCTCGTCGATGTTGACAAAGAAGAAATGCTCGTCTATCATGCCTGCCGCATACTCGGCCTCATGCCGGAGCATCATCTTGTTGGCATCCGCCCTCGGCTGGAACGACTTGCCGACAATCTTCTGCATGAGCAGGGTGACGTGTATGGCAGGCGGCTGTGTCTCAAAACTGAACACGCCCCACTTCCAATCATGTTTGATCCGCATCTGAGCCATGATCCAGTCTACGAACTCGCTCTTTCCGGATCCCGGACTACCGGTCACAATCCACAGCTCCCCGTTGCTCTGGTTAAAGGAGGCGTGTTCATCAAAGCCGTCGATGCCCGCCTTGAGACCGGGCGGGTATCCATTTGTGTACAGCTCCTGCACATCATCGTACATGTCCTCAAGGGTCACAACGCCTTCCACCGGGAACGGCTTGGCTTCCGAAAATAGTTTCTTGACCGCGTCCCTTCCGTGGTTGAGCAGCACCTCATTGGAGTCCTTGCAGCCTTGAGGATATTCCACCTTGTAGCACCTGTGCTTCCCAAGACGGCGAGCCAGCTCATCACGCAGGGCATGGCCCGCCTGGTCACCATCGGTGGCGATAACAATCTTGTCCATCACCTCAAAGTACTCCCAGCAGTTTTCCAGGTACTCCAGTTTGGCATTGGATGAAAGCGATGCGCCGTTCGGCACCGAGATGGCATTGAATATCCCGGATTCCACGGCGGTAAGAACATCAATCTCGCCCTCCACTATGATACATTCCCGCTCGTGCTTGATGGCGTCAAGGTTGTAGAAGATGAGTTCCGCACCGCTGACCATCTTGAACTCCTTTTGCGGTCCCCGGTATTTGATGTTGATGAGCTGCTCGTCCCGGATGTAGTTAAAGCATACGCACAGCAGTTTGTCGTTCACCTGCGGCATCCACTCCAGGGTCTCCGTGATGCCCATACGTAGCAGCGTGTTGTTGCTGATACCCCTTACACCCTCGAACCAGGCGACAATATCATCGCTCAGATGCTGAATGCGCTTCTGCGGGCGGACGTATTCCCTGGCCTCCTTCTTGACATACTTATCGCCGGCGAATCCCTTGAAATCGCATGGATGGTTGTGACACCTGAATAGTCCGGTCTCAACGTCGACGGAGAGCGACCGGTCGTGGCGATGCTTGCGGGTATGATGGCATTTAGGGCAGAAAGTCTTGCCGCCGGCCACCTTTGAGATGTCGATGTCGTACTTCGCCCAGTTGTAAGTTTGGCTCATCTCGGTTGTTTTCCAATAATCACAACTCGCAATACCCGCTATCGCATGAGGTAAAATCTGTAGAGAATAATTCTGTTTGACGGAGCATGTTTCTTATTCGAGCATATGGAATTACTTCTCCATTCTCACTTTTCCAATACCCATTCCCATTGCCTTCCTTGCTCTCAAACCATTCCATTTTGTTTGGGTGTTCTTGATATTGCCATCTGAGAAACACTGGGTTCCGATGGAAGCAACCTACACAGTTATTGTACGGAGCAAATCTAACTGGCTTGTCCTCCCAAAATTTAATTATGTCTTGCTTTAAGACACCGCTCTCAATTAATGGAAAGCTCGGCTTTTGCCATCCGATATTTTCCCATTTATTTTTACCTGCATGTCTTCCGGATGTGTGTTTTGTTATTGTAGCCTCAACTTCAAGTAATCCATCAGAATTTAGTTTTTTCAGCATTTTGTTTGCTCTGTGTTGTTCATTTGCTCTGAAACCAATCTGCATATTTACTGGCTCATTAATGTTTTTATGCCACCAATAGAACATGGGTTGTATTTTTAATAGCTGCGTGCAATACCGATGCAATTTATTCGGCAACCAACCTCCTCCATTTTTAACTACTTCATCAAATGTCACTCCGGAAACCCATGTAATTTCCCGGCCTAAATATTGCTCAAGATCAAACATCGTATATATGATTGTATCATCTTCTGCTGTGGCAATAAATGGTTTTTGGATTTTATCCTCTACGCGTTTGCGCAATACTTCATCTTTGAATCTACATTTCTCATCTTCTATTCTAACCAATGCAAAAAGAAGATGATCTGAATCATAGTTAGCGGCAATATATGCAGATGTCTGTCCCCCACTGACCGATGTAATTGTCTTCATGAATAATGTTATTCTATGATAAAATACAAATTTGTAACATTAATTGCCCTTTTTTGTTAACTCCTCCATGATTGCCACCACCTTTCTGCGGAACTGCTTTTCGGCATTCTTGCGGTTAAGGGCGGAGCAGTACAGGCACCCGTCTTTTGTGATCACGCGGGATTTACTGCCGCAGCCAAGGGTCACATGCGCCTCAAATTTGGCGAGGCTAATCTCGTTGGTGTTGCTGTCCCATTCCCAGATCTTATGGCCATCGCCGGGGATGATGCTGCCGACAAATACCGTCTTCTTCTCGACCGGGATCTCCTTCACCACCTCGGTGCGGTGTTCTTTTGGCTTTCTGTTGAGCAGATGCTGGAGTAGCTGCTTCATGGTTTGTGGTTATTGCATGTAAGGCTTGGCAAGTCCTTGGTCAAGCAGGATCTGGTTGATGGTGGTGTCCTTGTAGGGTATCTCAATGATAGGTCGCCCGTACTTGTCGAGTTTCTTGCTCTTGATCTTTATGACCGAATGCTCCGGAAGTAGTTCCTTCAAATAGTCCCGTGCCGGCTCACCTCCGCTGCCAAGCTCCGCTGCGTTGATGCCGGCGAGCCTGCAGTTGTACTCCCCGTAGGTGCGGAATCCGTAGTCGATGGTCAGCTTGACGGTATCGCCGTCAATCACCTTTGAAACAATCGCCATGTAGTTGTATAGTTCCATTATGTAAGTTTTAAAAAAACCACCCAGGTAGAAACCCGGGCGGGTAAACAGCCATGCAAAAAACTGAGATCATAGGGGG